ACTGCTATGACGAGGGTGGATACCACTGCTTGAGTCCACAAGCTGTGATACTGTCCCACTTGGCTTGACGCAGGTGATTGCTGTACTCTGGGGGATTCCAAAGATTGTTGCCCATTCTTTGTTTGTTTCGACTGCGATTTCTCTGAGTGCTTCAAGGGTTTTGCTGAGTCCATGTTTTCTCCCATTAGTTAATTCATTATCCATAATACCTGTAAGGCTGACACCGAGAAGTCTTTCTTCTTCCGTATTGTTCTGCCATATCTTTCTCAGGTATGGGAACTTAGTGAGTGTAGCCTGTGCTGTGCCAAGTATAGTGGCAAGCATAACCTTTCTCTTCAGGTCATCAAACTTATCCTTCTCTCGTATGACTACCTCTGTAAGATTACAGAACTGATAAGGTCTGAGAATAATCTCACTGCAAGGGTTACAACCAAACTCATGATTAGCATCTCTTCTGCCAAACTTCTTTGCTTGTTCCTTTGCAGATATCCTATTAAATATACCACGCTCTCCTGACTTAGACTCTACAAGAGATGTCCACTCACGTAAGAATGTTTCTCCATCTGGCTTGTCAGTATATACAACAGAGTTATTTGATAGTGCCATCTGTGGTGTTGTCTCCCACCACTTGCCTGACTTGGCATGTCTCATGCGTTGGTCAGAGAGATTAGACAAACTGATCATGGCTGATCTACGTACACCACCAGACACAACAACTTCCCCAACCTTACACATAAGATTATGACAGTCATAGCTAGACAGCTTCTTACCTTCATTCTGTCTGAACAAAGCTACAGTAAAATTAAATAGATCAATGAGAGGGGCAGGTCCACTAGCCCTACCACCAAACACTTTGAGCCTAGCACCTGCAGGTCTTACCTTAGACATGTCCCACACAGGAACTTCGCCCATATACAAGTGTCCTATTAGCTTACGTAATGCCTTTGCCCATCCTTCTTTGCTGTCCTGTACTTGTATACATGTGTCAACATGATCCAACTTCTGTGGTATCTCTGGTAATTGATCCACGTATTGTCTCTCGACAGAAAAGCCTACACCTGTACCACATAATAATATATACATAGCTTCATCAAAAGCTTTTGGATCATCCACAGGAAGATAGCTACAGTTGTACCCTGCTGTGTTGTCCCTCTCCAAAGCAGAACCTGCAGTCATCAATGCTCTCATGGACGGCATAACTTCTAGTTTAGTTATAGCATCTTTTATCTGCACCAAAGGAAGATGTCCCTTAACTTTCTGTGACATGTATGATACGTACCTATCTACAGTTTCTTCCCATGTCTCTCTTCTATTCTCTTCGTCTATCCATCTAGCATATCTAGATATTGCAATAAATTTTTGATAATCGTTCATGTTATTCCTCCAATGTTATTCGTATGTTTTTAACTTTTAGCCCATCAATATCATAGATAAACTCTTCTAATGCTTGTTTTATCTCTTCACTAGGATCACCGTCAGCAGGGACAGGGTAGTCATCCTTGTCTAGATTAAGGGTGAGATATACTTTAACAACCATCACTATAGTCGCTCAGTCCTTCAAGCAGATCAAGTTGCCCTGAGTCTGTCTCTTGCTGATTCTTTATCTCTATCAGTCTACTAAGATACCACTGTGCTTTCTCTAAGTCCTGCACACCATTCTTGTATCGGTATCTCCAAAGATACTTAATAATATTACCCTGCAAATAATATTCGTATCCTTCACCTGTAGCTGACTGAATAGCTTCAATGCACTCGACACCATACTTGTTGTAGTGTGGTGGGCTATTGACCATATCCTTATCCTTACAATTATTCATTTCCCATTTTGCCATATCATGAACTCCCATTTAGTTTCTCTTTCATTGATTTAAAGTCTACTCTAATTACGTTGCCGTGTCTACTAACAATTTCAGGTTTCGTTTCGTCATCCATTTCTTTTCTAACCATCTGATAAACTTTCTTTGACCATTCCTCATCTGTCCTAAGTAAGTCAATACCAACGAGACACATTCTCGCAAAGAACATGAGATCATTAAAGTCTCTGTCTGATAGAGGGTTGTGTACAGAGTCTAATACCTGTAGGTGTACATCTCCTGTCCAATTCTTCTGATGATCAAGTATAGGCTTCATGCGTATAATTATATCTTGATCATCTAATTTAAAATGCAAGTCTTTAAATCCATTCTGTGTCATGCATATCTCCTTATAATCTTTTTCCCTGAGAACTCTATAAACACAGGGTGTTGTTTCTTTTTACGTTCCTTTAACCAATCCTCTGGTATAATTCTGTCGTGATATTTTAAGTTGTTCTTCTCACACCACATACCATAGGTAGTCTTAGAACCCTTCTGTAATTTTCTCCTGCTACTTGTAAACACAAAACGTATGTCTAGCTTGGGATGTTGTTGTTGTATACACAGATGCTTTCGCCTGTCTGCTACTGTAAACAATCCCTTAGTCTCTATTATTATACCATTAGGTAGCACAAAGTCAGGTGTGTACTGTCTGTAGGCTAAGTCTTCCCACTCTATCTTGATGCCCTCATAGATATATTTAATCTTTAGTTCATCAAGATACTCTGAGAGCTTAACCTCAAGCCCACTACGATAGCCTAACCTACGTGCTACCTGATATTTCTTAGAAGAGTATAACACCTACCATCGCCAGACGGAGTTCATCTGATCTACGTATGATGTAAGATTCTTATAAGGCACACGCTTATACCCTAAAGCTTTTAGCTCTTCTGTCACGGCATCTTCGGCAGACTTACGTGCTTCCATAGCAATACGCAGCCCCTCTAGCTTCCTATTCTTATAGGCTTTCTTCATGGACGCTAGTCTAGTCTCCATAGTTTTGATCTTCTTCTCCATTTCTTCTAGTGTTGCTGTTGTCTCTGTCATAGTGTTGTCTCCTTTCCTATTTCAATGTATGAAACAATCTTTGGAATCTTTGCTTGTGATACTAGTGAAGGTATCTCTTGCAAGTTTTCCCAACAGGCATGTTTGTATCTACAAAAAGAACATGTCTTAGTTAGAACTTTGTTGCCTGTAGGCTTTCCTCTAAATGTTTCTTCTACTGGTTCAAAACATCTTTTAAACTCGTTACTTTCTACTACGTCTAAGTTAGAAGATAGCTTATCTATCTCCTTTGTCAAGTCTAAACCGTCAGCAGGTACATATTTAAAGTTTCCGTTGGCTTTATTTATGACCCACCATCCACCTGCTCTTTTGTTGGTAGCCTGTGCATAACCTGCAAGTTGTCCTACATATCCAAAAGGATCTTCTGATGCAAGGGTATCAAAAGATTCAAACTTGTTTTTGTAAGACCAGTCAGATGCAGACTTGATATCGTCCACAGCATCGTCCATGACTATATCATATGTACCCTCAATCTTTTTATCTATCTTGAGTTCCATACTTACTTTCTTGGAATCCTCATAGGCAACACCTGCCTGTCTAAGCAACCCTTTGAACACAGCTTCAACTATATCCCCTAGCATCATATTCATGATAAAGTTTTTAGGGAAGGGCAGTGCTTTCTCTGGTTGATTCTTCTCAAACCAAAGCTGACAGGTAGGTCTACCTATATTAGACATACGTAGTCTAAATTCTTTCCTTGAGTTTTGTGAGCCAAGCTGACGGTGTAAGGCTTCTTTTATGTCTTCGGCAATCTTATCAATGTTTGCGTCAGACAATACCCTTTCACCGTCAGTGGCTTCACTCAAGAACCGATGCAGTGTTAACTCTGCTTTGTGGTTCATCGCTACTGAACCTTTCCTTCGGATGTTATATCAATAAAGGACTCGACAAGTTCTTTATCTACACCCTCGTGGTTGTGGGCAAGCTCGTTGTGCTTACCTATCACCCACTGGTTCACACCCTGTATCCAAGACTGAAAGCTGACAAAATGTTCTTCATCAGCAGGAACAATCTTGACCTTGTTAGATACATCTAGAGAGGACTTAGTAACATAGAAGCTATTACCGTTTGGTAACTTTCTCTCACTGGTTTCTACCTTAGTAAAAAACTCCAAAGATTTTACACCAAGCTGTGAAGACTTAGCCACTATAGCGTCAACGTCCTTAGATGACTCCACGTTCTGTACGTCCCAAACAAAAGGGACAATGCCAAGGTCAGCATCCACAAGATCATTACCCTCTTGCTTCAACGCACCGTTAAAGTTTGCAAGACCAAGCACAACTCTAACCTCTTTAACAGATCGGATCAAAGCTTTCCTGTTGTCAGGCAAGGCATCAAAGTCTTCCTTTGCCATGAAACCAGATGCTCTACCACAGTTGTAACCACCATCGGTATCCTTAACATCCATGTCTCTAAGACCTTTTAGACTGTCCGTCATTATAGTTCTGACAAAGTTGTTCTTAGATGTGTCCCATCTCTTGTACATAAACCTTTGGAAGAAGAGCCTGTACTCAAGGTTCTCCTTAAAATAAGTACCCCCTTCATCAGGCATGTCAATTCTGAAAGATCCACCAGAAAGCTTTTCGATATTGACTTGCTTACCTTTGATCTCCTCAGTACCCATGATTGCACTATTGTGTATCTTTAGTCTGGGCAATGTAACTCCAGAGGACTTCTTCTCTGTAGGCTGTTGCGTCATTCCCATAGCTTTCGCTATCATTTCCGGGCTGTCATTTAGTGTTACTATATTCATATATTTTCTCCTTATATT